CAACCCGACTGCTCCGGCAGCGGCTCCCGTGTGGTACGCGCCGGAAGGTCTCGACCCCGCCACGACTGGTCAGCTCGGCGAGCTGGTCAAGGCGAAGGGGTGGAAGGGACCGGCTGACGCGCTCCTGTCCTATCAGAACCTCGAGAAGGTGTTCGGCGCTGACAAGGCCGGTCGCACCATTCTCGCCCCCAAGTCGGACGATGACGCCGACGGCTGGAGCGCGGTGTACAACCGGCTCGGTCGCCCGGAGAGCGCCGACAAGTACGAGTTGCCGGTGCCGGATGGCGATGACGGCTCGTTCGCGCAGGCTGCGGCCCCGGTGCTGCACGAGCTCGGGCTGACCACGAAGCAGGCCAAGGGGCTCGCCGAGTGGTGGAACAAGGCCTCGACCTCGCGCATCGAGGCGGCAGACGAGGCGTTCTCCAGGCAGTCCGAGGCCGAGTACGCGGCGCTCAAGGGCGAGTGGGGCGCGGCGGCTGCGCAGAACGAGGAGCTCGCCAAGCGTGCCGTCCTCAAGTTCGGCAAGGAGGCGGGGCTCGATGAGGCGACCTTCGACTCGCTCGAGCGTGCAATCGGCACCGCCAAGGTGATGAAGCTGTTCCACGCCATCGGTGCCAAGTTCGGCGAGGCTGACTTCGTGGGCAGCGATGCCCCGACGGGCGGTGCGCTGACCCCGGCGCAGGCCAAGAACAAGGTGGCCTCGCTGTTCGCCGACAAGGAGTTCATGGGGCGCTACATGCACCAGGACTCGCGTGTCCGTCAGGGTGCCATCGACGAGATGATGGCGCTGAACCAGATGGCGAATCCGGGGCTGACGGACGAGTAGTTGCATCCGTCAGATGGTCGCAGTACCATCTCCCCGTGTCTTCCTCTGTGTGTCTTGCCGGGAGGGTCAAACCTCCCGGCTTTTTACCGGAGGCCGGGTAAGCCGCGAGGCCCCGCTGACAGCCGGAAAGACGGTCGCTCGGCCCGAGCGGAACGGGCAAGGGTTCGGCCCCGGTAACGGACAAGCCATCCGAGAACATCGTCATTTCATGTTTTCTGGAGGGCTATCATGGCCGACAACATCGCATCCGTTTATGCCGTTCAGTACGGCACGAACATCTCGCTGCTCCTGCAGCAGAAGGGCTCCAAGCTGCGCCAGGCGGTGCAGACTGGCTCGTACAAGGGCAAGGCTTCCGAGGTCGTGACGCAGTACGGTGCCACCAGCGCCCGCGCCGTCTCGACCCGCTACCAGCCGATCGTCCCGGTCAACACCCCGAACAACCGTCGGTGGGTGTTCCCCGAGGACTACGACTGGGCCGACCTGATCGACAACTTCGACAAGCTCCGTCTCCTCGCCGACCCGCAGTCTGCCTACTCGCAGAACGGCCTGTACGCGATGGGCCGCGCGATCGACGACGTCATCATCTCGGGCATCTTCGGCGACAACAAGACCGGCGAGGCCGGTGGCACGAACACCGCGTTCGACACCACCAACCAGCGCGTGGTCGTGAACTACGCTGCCGCTGGCAACGTGGGTCTCACGGTGGACAAGCTGCGTGAAGCGCGTCGCATCCTGATGGAGAACGAGGTGGATCTCGACGCCGAGCCCGCCTACTGCGCCATCAGCGCCGAGCAGCACGACGATCTCCTCGGGCAGCTGCAGGTCACGAACGCCGACTTCAACACCGATGCTCCGGTGCTGCAGGACGGCAAGGTGACCCGCTTCCTCGGGATCAACTTCATCCACACCGAGCGTCTTCCCGTCGCCGCTGGTACGTCGCACCGCCGCTGCCCCGTCTGGGTGCCGTCGGGCGTCCACCTCGGCATGTGGAACGACATCCAGTCCAACGTCACGCAGCGTCGTGACCTGTCTTCGCATCCCTTCCAGGTGTACCTGATGGGAACCTTCGGTGCCACGCGCACCGAGGAGAAGAAGGTCGTCGACATCCTGTGCGCAGAGTAAGGGAGTAACCAACCATGGCAGTCGAAGCTCGCAAGTCCTCCCTCGTCACCAACGCTGACGCGGTCCCTGCTGTGCTCAACAACCCCCGCGTGGACGGTGGGTTCGAGCGCACCAAGGTCGCAACGGTCGAGATCGTCAGCGCCGACTCGGTCGCCTCGACCTACCGGATGTTCCGGGTGCCGTCGAATGCGGTGGTCACCGACCTCCGCATCTACGCCCCGGACATCGGCACCACCACCGCCACCGACATCGGCCTCTACCGCACCGCCAAAGACGGCGGCGCGGTGGTGGATGCCGACTTCTTCGCGTCGGCTCTGGTGCTCAACGCGGGTGCCATCAACGGCACGGATGTCCTGCACGAGGCGGCGGTGTTCACCATCGCCAACTCGGGCAAGGAGCTGTGGGACGCTCTCGGTCTCACGAGCGACCCGTCGGTGTTCTACGACGTCACCATGACCCTCACGGGCGCTGCTGACGCCAGCGGCACCGTGAAGCTCATCGGGCGCTACACGGCGTAAGGTACAGGGGCGGGCTGGGAGACCGGCTCGCCCCTTCTTTCTGGGAGACAGACATGGCAGACCGTTTCTACGGCATCGATCGCGGCAACGCCGGGGTCCGCAACGTGACCGAGAGTTCGTCCACGACCAGCCTCGACGTCGAGGTCCGGGTCGATCTCATCGGCATGAGCAAGCTCGAAGTGCTCACGCTGCTCGACACGCTCAAGGAAGCGATCATCCAGGACACTTGGCCGCCAGCCTAATAGCTGCGGGAGGAGCCCGTGGCTACGAGTGACGTCGCAATTGCGAACCTTGCGCTCACCAAGATTGGTGACCTGCGCATCGGTTCGCTGACTGAGAACACCAAGCCTGCGCGTGAGCTGAACGCCATCTATGGGATGCTGCGCGACAAGCTGCAGCGCACCTACAACTGGCGGTTCTGCGTGAAGCGGGCGAACCTTGCGGCTGACGTCGCGACGCCGGTCTTCGGCTACTCGTACCAGTACACGCTGCCGTCCGACTGCCTGCGCATCCTGCAGGTTGGTGCGTACTTCCCGGCCCCTGACCTGTCCGACCTGATCGGCGGCGGTGGGCAGGAGTACCAGCTCGAGGGCGGCAAGATCCTGACCAACTCGTCCGGGCAGATGAACCTGCGCTACCTTGCGCGGGTGTCTGACCCGACCAAGTTCGACTCGGCATTCGACGAGGCGTTCGCGGCCCTGCTGTCGTACAACGTCGCTGAGGCCCTGACGCAGTCGGACGCCAAGAAGAACGCGGCGCTGCGCGACTATCGCCTGTGCCTGACTGAGGCGGTCCGTTCGAACGCCATCGAGAACCCGCCGGAGAGCATCGCCGACACGACTTGGCTGTCCGTGAGGCTCTAATGCCGAGCGTCAATCCAGCCATCGTCAACTTCAACGGGGGCGAGGTCGGGTCGCTGATGAGCGGCCGCACCGACTTCGACAAGTACGCCTCCTCGGCCTACCGCATGCGGCGGTTCATCCCGACCGCGCAGGGTCCGGCGAAGCGGTGTCCTGGGACGAAGTACGTCCTGCAGGCGCGGTACCCTGACAAGCGGGTGTGGCTGCAGCGGTTCGAGTTCGCCTTCGACCAGGCGTACATCATCGAGTTCGGCGACTACTACTGCCGGTTCTACACCGACCGTGGTGTGGTACTCGAGGACCCGCTCGACATCTCGAACATCACGCAGGCGAGTCCCGGCGTGCTGACCTATGTGGGCGCAGATCCGTCGAACGGCGACTGGATGTACGTCTCGCTCGTGAACGGCATGTCGCAGGTCAATGGCCGGTATGTGAAGGTGACGAACGTCAACGTGGCGGCGAAGACCTTCGAGCTGTACGACATCGACGGCGGGGTCATCGATACGACCGGGTACACGGCCTACAACGGCGGCGGCGATGTAGCGCGGGTCTACACGGTCGTGAGTCCGTATGCCGAGGAAGACCTGTTCACGGCTGAGAACACGTCCTCGCTGTCCATCTCGCAGTCTGGCGACGTGCTGTACGTCGGCTGCGAGGGGTATGCGCCGCAGACCCTGACGCGCAGCGGGAACACGAGCTGGGCCTTTGCGGACTATGCGCC